AATCGGTCGTGCCGTTCATGGCAATCGCTGCCGTCACAGTCGAAATCGCGGGACCGTTGGTCGAGTTATAAGTTCCCACTTTGGTTTTTGTCCCGTTCTTGAAAAGCTCTGCCTGACAGCTTTCACCCGCCGTTCCGGGGACACAACTGACCGACAAGCTGAATACATAGGTGCCTGCGACCTGCGGCGTATATCGCCCGTTCGTGAGGTTGAACCAGCTATCGTTGTTAATCGGCGCATTGACCCAAGTGATTTTAAGGTCGGCACCTGCCGTCCCGGTTTGCGTCGTGCCGCCGCGATCTACTTGGAACGCGCCGGTTTTCGGCGGAGCGCCTGCCAGCACCTGAACCCACTGCGACGAGCTGCCGTCGTTGTAGTAGACGTACAGCGTGCCGGTGTCGCTCTCCCACCACAACGCGCCAGCGGTCGGCGAAGCTGGCGGCGTATCCGATACAATAATCCCCGAACCGACAGTGCTCGACGGAAGCCACGCGCCGGTCGCAGCACTCCAAGTCCAGTTCTGGAATACTGTGCCGTCTGCGGGGGTGTCGGGGAAATTAAGAGCCATGCTTCACCCCATGATCTCCTGAAACATGCCGCGCACCGTCGAACTCACGTTATGCGAAGTAGAGAGGCACCTATGCTGGTACTTAAAGGTGACGGTCCCAATGACGTTCGGCAGCGCCATACCGGCTATTGCTGTTGCGCCGTCCGTTTGCATGTTGGTGCCAGCGCCACTCACAACGCCCGTGTTGCCCGTCCCGATCACCGTTGCGTCCATCAATACTTGCGACAATATGTTTGAGTTGACACCTGCGCCGCCAGCCGTCGCTTGAACCTGACCGGCGACCGAATAGGTAACTTTGTTTGCCGCCGAACGCATCGCCAGCCCAACGCTCGCCCCTGTGACGTCGACAAAAGTGGTGCTGACGGTATTAAGCTGTTGCCCGGAGAAGCCCGCCACCTGCAACACATCACCGGGCCGCTTGACGCCCGGTCCCATCACTTGCGCGTAGTAGAGATTTGTTGTCGTCCAGTTGCCTGCGGCAGCAAGGCCGCTCGCATTCCATTCGACGTAGCCGATGATGCGGATCGCCTTCGCCGAGACTGCAACGCCCGTGTAGTATAAATGTCCGCTGTCGGCTGCGCCTGCACCGCCCTCCGCGATCGAACTGGTCAAACGATCTTCGTCGATTGGTGTAGTGCCGTAAGTGGTGACAGGGCTGCAATTGATAACGCCAAGACGCGGCGTACCGGCATCGTTGAACAGCACAACCCAAAGTCGGAAACCTTGAGCGGGGGCGGTAACGCCAAGCGTCGAGCCAGCCGAGATCACAAAGCTCAACGGCGCGGTGATCGTAAGCGTTGTTAGGTCGGGGGTGCCCGGTGTCGTGCTGCGGAACGAAACATTGATGGGGTTGGCGGCGCTTGGGTCCGCACCTGATGCGGTCTTGAGGGCAATCGTCAGCGCGTTGGCGGCTGCGGAAACTGCGAACGATACATTGCTCAGGGTATACGACGGTAATGCCGCCACCGTTGCACCAGCCGTGATCGCCACCCACTGCGACGAACCCGCAGCCGGTTCGGAATAGTAGATATATAAATTTCCGGTGTCGCTCTCCCACCAAAGAGCGCCCGCAGTCGGCGAACCCGGCGCGGTATCCGAAATGGTGACACTAGTTCCAGGACCGCCGCCTGTCGAAGCGATAGTTAGCGTATTAGCAGCATCGTTATAGGTAAGCGTAATATTGCTGCCAGCGGTAAGAAGCGCGGCAACTCGATCGTCCACCAATTCTGCAAAACCAGAGGCCGGAACCAGATCGGAAATCTTGGTTACGCTATCTTTGATGATCTTGCCGGTGATGCCATTATATACTGCAATATTGGCATCGGCACTTACACTAGCCGGTCCGGTAACATCGCCAGAGCCGCTGGCGGTCGATGCGATAGTTAGTGTGTTTGCTACGTCATTATAGGTAATTGTAACATTCGCCCCGGCGACCAACAGAGCCGCAACGCGGTCGTCAATCGATTCCGAAAGGCCAGCGGAATCCACAAGATCGGAAAGCTTCTTCAGCCCGTCCTTGATAATCTTGCCGGTAGTACCATTGTATACCGCAACGTTGGCGTCAGCGGTTACGCTGGCGGGGCCAACCACATCGCCCGTACCGGGGCCAGAAGGACCAGCGGGACCTTGCGGACCAGCGGGACCTTGCGGACCCGGGGGGCCTGTCACAGCTTCGGCTATCGCCTCGTCAACTATGTCCCAATTGGCGTTGGTCTTTTCGCCCCAAGTATCGTCGGAAGCGCCGACTTCAGGCTTCGTTAATCCGAAATTTGGGGTTGTTCCATCAGCCATGTTATACCCCCAATGGAATAACGGGGTGTACAATCGGCACCCATCGTTCTGACGGCGGCATTCCAGACACCGAGGTCCAAATTTCCGGCGCTGATATTTCGGATATGGGAGTCCAAATAGGAGACACCGGGTCGATTATTGGGTACCAAGTGTCGGGCAGTTGCGACGTAGTTTCGCCGAGGTCGTAAGTACCCCTGCCGTATTTACCCCTGCCGTACTTCCTACCCAAATGTCTTCCTCCGGACCTGCATCAGAACCGATCCGCTCGCCCGATCAACCTTGTGCGCCGCATTCATATCATTGACGGTGCGCACAACTTCCTTATCCCAAACAGGACCCCGCTCGTCTTCAATGGCGTACATCGAAGCCATGTGCAATATTTTAAGCGTGTAAACGGTGGGGTGATAATGATTAACCCAATTGTCGGCATCATTGGTTAAAGGAGGAATGTCTTGGTAGTAGGTAAGTTCCACCTGCAATCCGGGGGATGGGGTTACGTCCCCTGCCACCAAGAAATTTCCCAATATCGTGTAGCGCTTTGTCTGCCCATAAGGTTCTCCGGCTTCTTCTGGAAATTCCGGATTAAAAAATGCATCGGGTGTCTGGTACCGATGAACACCTCCGTTGGGAAGAATTCGTACTAAGCGAATTTCCTGCCAATCAAGAGGAAGCGGAATGCGTTGCGCAGTTAACAGCGAAGTGTCGATCTGGATCATGTGCTTGACGCGAAGCACATTCGACAGTTGTTCCTCAGCCATGCGAATCCAACCGGTGACAACGGCATCTGGATAAACATCCGAGCCAAGCGCCAGCCAACTACGTATCTCTTCGCATTTGTCAGTGAGGAATGTACCCATCAGACTCGACCCTGCCAGATTCGGAATGCCTTGTTGTCTGGATCGTTGAGCCAACGTTTCCAGTCACTATCGTCCCAGTTTTCGAGCATTGATTTCTCGTAGACCGAGACAGGCACCCCTCGTGCGACTAACTTGTTCATCGCGCGTCTAGGGTGGAGTTCCCTCATTATTTTATTGTTTTCGAGGGTCTGCGTTAAGTCTTGTTCGGTGTAGACGTGAACAGTCTGCGGCTGATCGTCCTCCCAAATCATCGTGCGCTTAACAGCGCCATCGTCCCGGTACACGTGCTTGCGTTCAGCCATGGTAGCACACCCTTAGTTACCTGTCAAGTCCCAACAACTATTCTAGGCCAAATATCTTCGCGTGTTCCTTAAGATACCCAGCCATATCGAGTTCCCCAGATTTTAGCTTGCTTAACAACCCCTCAACTGCTGCTTGCTCGTCGGGGATAGTTGGATTCCACGTCATCGTTTTGCCCTTCGAAGACGGTTTATGTCCGCTCGGAGGATCGTGCCACATATTCGATTTATCGATATCAGATAATTCGTTCCAATAATGAACGTCATCCAAATTTGTTAATTTCTTGGACGGCTCCAATATCCCACGCGCTTTTATTAATTCCTGCCCTTTCGGTGACAGTCGAGGTGTAACCTGCTTGGGGTCCAGAGCCATGTAGGAGTTGGGTTGAGCTTCCATTACCGGATTTGTGGCGTGCGGATAAAGCACCGAATCGTACCCCCTGTCTTTCAACATAGGTATGAAATTCTTGCCCCAACCGCCAGCGCTCTTTTCTGCCGCAACCATATCGTCTAATAGACCCTTAGGCGGTTTGTAACCGCGCTCCGTACCTTCCTTTACCCCTCTCATCACCCAATCCGAGTCCGCCCAATTAATAGGGTCAGAAGGATATTTCAGTGGCTTTCTAATATCCGCCACAACGGGAATAGTTCGTGCACCTTGCGTCAAACCTTCGAAATTACCAGTTGTAGTTCCCAATGCATATTGAACAGCTACATCGGGATCGTCGGCGAAATGAGTGCCTAGATCGACTTCGGATTTCTTAAATCTCTTGAAATTTTGAGGAGCAACAGTTCCGTGATAACCACCAGTTACAGGTGGCGGCTTTCCGATCGAACCAGCAAAACCGCCACCAACAGCTTCGGCGTCATCCAAATGCTGCTGCGTAATATTTAAGAGGGGGTTTTTATTAGGGTAGACAATCGGAGACTCATCGAAAGGCACGCGCTCCCGGGGCGTAAGCATGCCTTGGACCGCATTAACAATCGGGTCCATAATTTTTTCGCGCCCGATGTGCTCGGGCATCGCCGGACCGGCGTTACTCCAATCCAGGTAATCCCAGATGGACTTCGGCATTACCTCTTCGGCTTGATCTTGCCGGTTCCCTTGTCGGCCTTGTTG